TAATAGGATTCGAGCTATGAGAGGACTCGCTCCTCTAATGCCTGGAGAGAAGCATAGCTCAAACGATAAGCTTGGCGACACTGAAAACTAGACCTCATACTCAACGCCGTTACCAAAGCTAGTTCCAACTTCAACATCTACACCTAGGGGAACCTTCAAGTGGATGTTGAAGTTTTCTTTTAAGTAGTGATAGTTTTCCAACTCATCCTTCACAATCTCAACTACCCTCTTAGTCTCTTCCTTAGGAGCGATAAGTTCAATGGAGTCATGAACAGTAGCTACAACCTTAGCCTTCATACCCTCAAGCTTCTTAATTACTCCAAGCATACCACACAATAGGATATCACTAGCGGAGGATTGGATCGTGAAGTTGAGTCCTTGACGGAAAGCCTCACGACGCACAGGCTTGAAGGGAGATCTTACATTAGGCAAGTGACGGAACCTACCAAACATAGTCTTAGCGTATCCAAACTGCTTAATGTAATCGTCAATGGTTTCCATGTAACGACTAACTCCAGGAAAAGCAGCTAGCCAACTATTAATAATCTCTTCAGCACGAGATTCTGGGATGTTCCTTCTTGCTGCAAGTGTATACGACGTACCTCCATACACCGTAAGGAAGCTAACCTCCTTGGCGATCTGCCTCTCAAGCTTTGTTACATCCTTGGGATCTTTGTTAAAGGTTAGACCCGCAGAATAACTATGCAAGTCGATCCCAGACTTGAAGGCGTGAATCATGTTCTCCTCATTAGCAACATGAGCCAGGACACGTAGTTCCATTGCCTTCATATCGATAGTGATGAAGTCGTGACCCTCAGGCGCAATTACGTAATCCCGAATGTTAACATCAAGGGACTCACGAGGAAGTGTATGGAAAGACACACCAATCTTATCATCCTTCTTCCTACCCACATTAGCACCTGAGTTAGAGATGCGTCCTGTAACAGTGCCATCAATACGATAGCTTGAGTAGATGCGTCCGTTACCTGTATTCTTTAAGGCTGTACGCGCACCTTCAATGTATACCGACTGTAGCTTAACAAACTTCTTGTACTCTGAGAAGCGATCAAAGAACCTCTTAGCGGCTGTAACTTGATCGTCAGACATATTGTTCAATACTGCCTTTGCAATATTGGTCTCTTCGTTACCGTTATTTCTAGACACTCTTCAAACCTCTTCTGGCGTATTCTTCCTCTACCATAATCTTCACCTTAGTTAGAGTCTCCTCATTTGTGGAGGGCGCACCCTTCTTAGTGAAGTCGAAAGGATAAAGGCCCAGACCGAAATCGTCAACCTGAACCCACTCACCATTCTCATCTTTTTTGAAAGAGTAGATGATGTTAACAAGTTGAGCAGTGGAGTTTAGATTGTCCTCTTCCCCTAAACCAGCCGCTTCACGAAGAGCGATGTCAGCAAGTCTAATCTTCTCTTGAAGCTCCACGTCAAGTTCGTTCAACTTATCCTCATCGATAAGCAACCCCTCATACTCCATGTCTCTAAACGCAGTAGTCAGTGGAGAGATCAGCTTCTCATACAGCTTCTCTAGTTTCTTCTGACGAACTTCATCAAGGAGCTTCGCATACACCTTAGCGGTAGCATACGTATCCTTCGCATTTCCATCAGCACACTGCATGAGAGGAATGTTCTTCCAATCAAACTTTTTTCCATCAACTGTAAGCATTAGAACTTTTCTTCTGGGAAGTAGTAGTAAACAAGATCGGCCAACGATTTAGGGACATCCTCCTTGTAGAGGTGTTGCAGAAGCTTGGTATCGAAGACATTATACACATCCTCAACACCATACCGCTTTAAAAACTTAAGGTCAAAGCCTGCATTTTGCAAGACCTTTCTGTTCTTCTTGTTTGCCATGGCCTTGCAAATGAATCGCATAAACTCACCCTTGATCTTATACCCAAGTTTAGCGTCCTTATGATCAATAGGTAATACTAAAGTCCTACCCAACTCACCAGAGTCCCGATCAACTAGAGTCATGGAAACCGTGTGGATAGTATCCTCCAAGAAATTTAAACCAGTAGTCTCAATATCAATTGCAATGTCTAGCGTCGTATCGATAAACTCACCCCTAACCTTGTCTAGTTCACCTATGCTTAGTGCAAGAGTATAGGGAACTTGAGCGTCTGAGGCTTTACCTAACAACTCATTATTAAATGCGTTCTCTAGGTCGGTTCTAAAAAGATATGCGTTCTTAGGCTCTGCTACGACCTGGAATGGGTGGATAATAGGGACTACGCGGAACTTCTGACCACTCTCCGTAACTAAGGAATCAACCTTACCTCTAGTTTTACCCTCTTCCTTTGCCCTACCATAAAGAAGTGTGGTCGCCACCTTGCCACAAGCAAATACTAACTTAGGCTTGTAATGATCAATGGTATCATGGAGGTGAGCCTGACACGTATTCTTAATCCCAGTGCTTAAGTTGTCAGCAGTAATATTAGGACACTTTACCGCCGTTGTGTATGCAACACTCCAATCCTGAGTGAATCTATTTAGCTCCGCCTCGATGATATTATACTCTTGAGGTCTGAATGCAGTATACTCACCCTCGAACATCTTGGGAGAGTCTGAGATAAACAGTATATCTACTGGCCTATCCTGAAGTTCGTAATCCAGAATAGTCCGAGTAGGCAGATTCATACTCAAGGCCGGACACCCTTCACACTTGGGGTTGGGTCCTTGGAAGCTTAGTTGTGGCATACGACTATGATAGGTTGATGAGTAACTATATTGATAACAAGAAGTTCGAGGAACTGATTCAAGAATTTAAATCAGAAGATCGAACTAGGGAAGATGAACTGTTGGAAATGTTCTATACCCTAGTAGAAAGGCTTATGCTATCCTTCAAGTTCAATGTGGATCGAGAAGAAGCAAAACAGGAATGTTTCCTACTTATACTCAAAGTCCTCAAGAACTTCAATAGAGAATCTGGGCAAGCCTTCAATTACTTTACCACAGTCATTCTGAATAACCTAAGACTGTTGTACTCTAAAAATAAGAAGTACAACGAAAAACTTGAATCCTATCGGAACCACAAAATGGGCTACCCGAAGGATCCAAGCTCGGTCTAAACTCCGATCTCCGCGCCAACTGAGCCGTTATAAGAAACAACCCGTGGGAATGACTTATGGATTACCACAAGCATTGGAAGTTGAGTATACCTGGAGAGACATGCGGTCGAAATTGTCTCTCGGTGTGATTTGATAGATGACCTAATGACATCCAAAGCATTAGGTACATTAAAGATATCTACAACGTTCAGATCCGTAACACCATCGTTTGGAAGCCTCTCGTTGAAGTAGTTGCAAACCCCATCCCAACTATTGGTAATGAGATAATAGGATGTGGTCTTCCCCTCAACATTGGACTTAACAATAGTATCCAAGTGCTTAGAGTTGAAGACCTTACTAGCTTTAAAGTTAGTTTTGTACTTGCTCATCTTCCTTCACATCTTCAGTCTTTTCAGTCTTTTCAGTCTCAGCCTTCTTATGCGCTTCAACCATGGCTTGAATTTGCTCAGTCATAACATTGCATCCTGCGAAGAAAATCTGCTTGTAGAAGTTCTCCTCATTCAACTCTGGTGGCTTGAGCTTACAAAAGTTCTTGAAGCCTTCGGCCTCTTCCTTGGAAAATTTAATCTGAATCTTCATACGTCCTCTACTTCTTTCGGTTAACTTAATTTTTGTATCCTTTAACGATAGTGATACTGTAGACATGAGTCTATTATAGCTCAGGTAATTTTAATATGAAAGATGATTTTGACGTATCGCCATTAAAGAAGAAAAAGAAAGTAAACTCAAGGGCTAAAGGTAACAGGTTTGAAAATAAGATCGCTAAGATGCTAAATGAAAGATTCAATACTGAAGAGTTCTGTAGGAGTCCTGGATCTGGAGCATTCGCTACTACTCATAAATTACCTGAATACTTAAAAATATATGGAGACCTTATAACCCCAGAAAAGTTTAAGTTCATTATTGAATGTAAGAAAGGATATAACGAAGAACAAATAAGTGAACTACTAAATCCTAAATCAACTACTTTAAAGATGATAGCCCAAGCTCATCGAGATTCTAAGAAATCTTCTAGAAAGTTTTTATTAATAATTGGTCAGAATCGTAGGGATCCCATAGCTATTACTAATGAAATGTCGCTTCCAGTAAAGGGTCCAACCTTTAAAGGATCATTTGAAGATTTAGAAGTTTCAATGTTTAGATTAAGTGATTTATTAAGTATTGAGGAGTCTTACTTTTTCCTTAATAAGACCTAGAGCTTCATGTAAGCTACCTAGAGCTTGTAGAATAGTTGACGAGTTTACTTTTCTTATACCTGTTCGTTTGTCTTCCCCAGATTGAGTCGGACCATTTGCTGTTAAGGTGGTTCTAGTATTAACAGACTTCCTCTCATCTACTGTTTCCCCCTCTTCTTTGGACCTAGTAGGCACTGTATTTGTGCTTAATGTAAGAGTCTTCTTCCCATTAGAATAAATAACTAACCCATCTTCAAATTTAGATTTATCCATATCTACTTTCCAGTTACCTTTTCCGTTTACTACTTTCTTGAGGAGTTTGTTTCTATGATAAACATGGCTATCCCCAGTTTCTCGACTAACCGCAGTCTCGTTAAGCTTAGGATCGTCAGAGCCTCCTGCATGGTATGCCTTAGACGCTAGCCATCTTTGAGCATTCTTCACCCTGTCATCATCACCAGAATTTAAATCTTTTTCTACCTTGGCATGAATGAGCATAGTTGAAACTTCATTTTGTATAGTTTTGTACAAAGCATCCTCTGTGTAGTTCGCCTTGCTCTTCTTTAGAAGCTGAATACGGCTCATTATTCTCTTCTTAGTACCAGTAGTAAGTTCCTCATAACTATTATTATTTCTAAGCTCCTCCTCTACTATGTCTGCAAATCTCTGAGCCGAATTAACATACAAACGTTTAGTGGTTCCACTGTCAGTAATAACATCGACCTTGGAGGGAATACCCCCAATAGTATCCTCTATTGATTTTAAACCATTAGCATATTTTTGCATGGCTTTCCATGCATCTTCTGAAGTTTCTGTACTTCCATCTTTATTTTTACCCTTCTCTAGATCATCAAGCATTGTATTTATTAACTTATGATATGGACCTCCCGCATTTAGATCTTCTTCCATCATTTGATGGTAGGTGTTATTACTACCTCCCCCTAAGGTAACATTATTAATGTCTTTATAAAACTTAAGGCTAGTTTTTATTACCGCGATTTGGGATTTCTTGTTTTTAACAAGCCCTGCTGCCATTGCAGCCTCAGCTTCACTATCGGTCATGTGACCCCCTTCAATCATTTCTTCAAGAGTATTCATCGAAAAGCTTGATGAATCTAGGCCAGCTTTTTCCAAAGCGGCGATCCCCTCCGCTGAAGTAGAATAGTATTCTCTAATGTCTTGACGTTCACCAAACTTAGTCTCACTTCCAGCCTCGGTTACAAATTTTGGATTTCTGTCCTTCAGGATGGTCATTGACAGTTCAAGCATTTTAACAAGTAGAGGTTTATCATCTGCTAAAATATCATTCCCGTTTTTGTCTTTAATAGGATTGCCGTCCTTGTCCCTGAGTAGAATAGGATTACCGTCCTTGTCTTTGCGTGGTTCGAATTGGTCTTTTAAATTATTAACATAAGCTGTATCAGTGGTCGTTAAACCCATTCCTCTTTGTCGTGTAAAATTGAGCGCAGTAATCTCCGAAAGCTTACGCATCTTTTCACCAAACTGTATTCTTGTTTTTTTATATTCATTCGCAAGAGCGTCAGGGATAGCTTGTTTGGCTGCTTGCATCCTTTCAATGTTAATTGACATCACCCCTAGCTTTTGAAACAATTCGTAACCAGTACCTATAGTATTGTTATCGGAATTTCCACCTTCACCTACATCACCTAGAATATCAACTACAGGTATCTTTTTTCCGCACAATTCAAATGCTTTACTTATGACATCTTTCATAGTGCCAAGATTCTTCCTTCTTCCTCTTGTATCATCCGTAAATACAAGACTTTGAGAAATATCAGCCCCATCAGGAGTAATAACAATCTCACCCCTTTTTGTTTTTTTAATATTAGACATGAAAGTTTGTTCATACACTGGCTTGGGAGGACCAGTAGGGTCATCATCACCGTAAACCGGTGGGCAAGCCTCGGCCCCCCTTCCCAGTGTAGCTAACATGTCTTCCATAGTTCTTGCTACTCCAACAACAGTAGCATTATCAAGAGTACCTTCCTCAAACTTGAAAAAACCAGAATCTTCATCTTTGACTAGGTATTTATTACTTTTAGATAATTTACTCTCAAAGGATTCATTTGTTGCTCCAACGAACAACCTTTCATATTTGGATGGATCCAGACCAGCCTTTTCAAGAGCCTCTGGTAATATCCTCCCCATATTAACAAAGGCAGCAACCACTGCCTCTCTAGCTTGGTCCCCATCGTCATCATCACTAAATACACCCCTCCTTGCAGTTTCTCCTGCTGGAAGAGCCTGACTTACCTTTTCAGTTTTGGTCTTGTCGGTATCGCCACCCTCCTCTGATCCTATTAACATGGTGATGACTTTTTTTAAAAGTTTGGAATCTTTAGAGTACATAGTTTTGTTCATTTCATTCCAATTAACATAGCTTCTATTCACCGATAAAGATCCGGTATTAGGGTTAAATATGACAGGGATCTGCGAAGGCACGGTGCCCTTATCTTTAAAGCCATCAACCGTGACATTTGGGTTTGCCGTGCTTATATTCGCTGCGGCTAATACAGCATTAGCAGCTTTAAATCTATTAGGATCAACTGCTTCAGCCTCTAATAGTCTCAAAGACCTATCATGAACCCTACTAAAACTTTCTAATAACTCTTTGAAAAAATCCATAATTTATAATAGACAAATAGCCTTCTCCTTATATTTAGGAAGAAGGCTAGTTGAAATTAGGACTTAGATTTGGTTGAGCTAGTCTTAGGGAGTTCTTCATTCCCCTTACCATTAGCATCAGAAGCTTCAGCAGCACCCTCAGACACGATGGACCGTAAGTTTTGCATAAGGGATCCAGCCACCAGGGTCAGCAGGGCAGATGCCACACTGACGTGCTCATCTTGAATTGCCCCCGTACCTAACATAATTATAAAACCACCGATCAGCAGCACTAGTAAAAGTGGTGTAGTCAGTGCGATATTTGTACGAGCTTTTTCACTTGCGCTCTGCCGTAATCTAATCTTAGCAAGCTCTAATTTAGCAGCAGCATTTTCACGCGCAACTATAGCTTTGTACTTAGCTTCGGTCTCACGAGTTTCCTCGCGTTTCATTCGGAGAGCGGCTCTTTCATCTTTCACGATAAAGGTAGCCCCCTCGCTAGAAGGTTCGTCAAGATCTGCATGTTTGTGTGGCATGGATGCATTTCCTTAAATCAGATTAAAGGCTACAAAGTAGCCTTTAAGTTTTAGTAGCTATTAAATAAACCCTAGCGTCCTTAATCCCCTAATCGCAGTAGTTCCAAAGCTCGTTTGTTGGTAATCAAGGAAGTCATAACGGAAAGTTACTTCGATGGTCGCAAACTCATTCGTAGCATAGTTCTTTTCAGAGAACTTAATACTCGTAGGGAATACTCCGTATAAGCCTATGTAGCCTACAGGCTCGCTGTCGGTGTTAAGCTCCATGATATCTAGCTTAAGTGCTTTAAAACCACCGGTTCTTGTATTCTGTGGACCATCCCCTGTCATAGGATTATAGGTTTTCGTAAACCAATCCCATAAAGCAGGCGATGACCTAGTCAGTAATTGATTATCAAAGGTTATCGTAAGGGGTTCTGGGGTGAACTTACCAGGGTAGAAGACCTTATCATTTAGACGGTCAACAACAATATCATCAGTCGCACCTCCAATAGGACTTACTTGCTTCGCAGCAGTGGTAAGTTGGGTTGTAACTACGGTTCCATTACCCTGAGGAAGAGAAAAACGACACTCAAATTGATAGGATCTAACTGAGTCAAGTTGTGTTGAAATCTTAGGTAAGGTCCTGCCTCCGGTGAAGCTGCCTCTAATTTCGTCTTTAAGTATTGCCATGATATTTATTAGTTAAAAGTAGCTGATTGACTCGTAAGATTAACTTCGAATACGATTGTTTCAGCAGCCTTAGTAGGTTTAATTTGCACTGAGCACCAAAGCTCATTTCTATCAACTCTCGCAGGAGTATTCATACTTGAGTCACACCTAACAACACCTTCAATAATTGCTCTCCTTGCAAGAAGATCACTAATGAAAGGATTGATCGCATCCTCAACCTGAGTCCAAGTGAGTTCGTCATTAGGCTCAAATTGGAACGGCTTACCAAGCTCAAGCAACACCTTACGAATGTAAATCATCAGTCTACGAACGTTAACTCTATCAAGGGCAGTCGCTGCTCTTTGAGTAGTTCTTTGACCGAAAATTGTAATGCCCGTAGTAATGTCATTCGCAATTGGGTTTATTGAGTTTGAGTATAGAGCGTCTCTGTCGCCTTGGTTAAGGCGAACCTCTGTATTGGTAGGTTTGGTTAGGCGACCTCTTCTAAACCCAGCAGGAGCGAACCAAGGCTCTGCAACAGAGTCTGTGAAGACACACTGCCTAGCGGCAAAGATAGAAGGATCATACCATTGTTCCGCTGCTGCAAAGGAATTAAACACTTGAACCCACGGCCAGTAAGTTGCTGCATAAGAAGAGTTCAAAGCGGCAGACCGAGTTTCCCCATCTTGCCCGTTAGCCCACTTAATAGCATTTTGAACTTCACCAATACCCTGAGGAGCCGCTACAATAGCGAAGAAGTTTTTAGAAGTTTCAGCTAGGCTGATGAATGCGTTCTGAACAGCATCGTCAGTGATTCCAGGAATCAAACCAAGTGAGATGTTTAAAGTATCATCATCAAGGGCATACATTCCTGATTTATTAGCAGCAGTCCCAACCAATGAGCTAGCGGCATCCGCACCGCTATCACCACCAGCTAGACTATATGTTGCTTCGATAGCCTTTACGAACCTAGGGGTTCCGCCACTAGCACTTTCGCCGTTGCCAATGAACGCAGCTAATGTAACCTTCTCTCCAAATTGATCTGGAGCAACATAGGATGCTCCATCCTTTTCAAGATTCGCAAATACGTATTGTGATTGATTATTGATCACATCTGAATTTAATACGTTTTCAAGGGAGTTTGTACTGGAAGGGCTAAATTCAAGATCATTGAAAGATTCAACTTGTGCCCCGTCATTATTAATAACTATACGATCTCTAGTGGAAACATTATCAACTTCAACTGAAACACCTCGCGTTGCACCAGCGTTAGTAAGAGAAAGATTATATCCTGTACCTGGGTAGATTGAGTTAACAACCAAGTCCACGTTTGAAGCAGTAAATCCACTTACAGTAATGTCAACACTTGCACCATCAGACTTAGCATTGCCACTGACATCTAGTGAAGAGAAACCAAGGTCGCCACCAGCAGAAACTTGAAGCGTAGCACCGGAGCCAGCATACTTAGAAGCTAAGTATACGTCATTTCCATCCACGTAAGCAAACACGTTTTGCGAGCCAAGCACCGCCGGATTAAAAGCAGATTCAAAGATTTGAGCTTTAGTAGTATTAGCCGTAGA